AGCGGCCGTCGGCGCGGTCACCAGCGAATCGGAGATCGCTGGCGTCTACGCTTCGTTCGAAAAGTCGATGCCGAAGGACAAGCTCGACTCGATCAAAGCGACGGCGAAAGCAAACAAGTGGAACCGCGATCGCGTCGAGTTGGAGTGCCGACGCGAAGCGCGGCCGGGCGCTCCGGGGATTCACAGCTACGCTCCGAACACCGGCGCTCCGGTGTTGTCCGCCGCGTTTCGTCGGGCGTTGACGCAGCGCGAGGACGAGAAATCGTTTGACGCTCCGACGTTGGAAGCGTCGCGTCGCCAATTCCGCAGCGGGATCGGGTTGCAGCAGATCATCGAGATCCAGGCGCGGGCCAACGGATGGCACGGTCATCGGTATCGCGACGACGAAGAGGGATGCTTGCGAGCGGCGTTTTCGACGATCGAATTGCCGAACATCCTGACGGTGAACTTCAACTACGTCCTGCTGGCCGCGTACAACGCCGTCGAGGATTCGTGGCGCCAGATCGCGCGGATCGGCCTGGCGAACGACTTCAAGACGATGACGCGCTATCGCATGACGGCGGACGTTACGTTCGAAGTCGTCGGAGCCACGGGGGAACTCGCGCACGGTTCGGTGGGAGAACAGACCTACACCAATCAAGTCGACACCTACGGCCGGATCTTCAAGATCCCGCGCAAGGAGTTGATGAACGACAATCTCAACGCGTTCGCGTCGCTCGCGCAATTGATCGGTCGCGGAGGCGCGTTGAAGGTGAACAAGGTCTTCTGGACCGCGTTCATGTCGGGAACGGGCACGTTCTGGCATACGTCGCATGCCACCGTGGGCGACACCGGAAACGCGAACTACGCCACCGGCGCGGGGACGGCGCTGGCGATCGCGGGGCTCTCGCAAGCGGAGCTGATGTTCTACAACCAGGTCGATCCGGGGAATAACCCGCTCGGGGTTTCGCCTCGCAAGCTGGTTGTCCCGAACGCTCTGAACGTCACGGCGACGCAGCTGATGCGGGACACCGAGGTGCGCGACACGACCGCCAGCACGAAGTACACCACGGGCAATCCCCATGCGGGCAAGTTCGAAGTGGTGCGGTCAACGTACCTGAGCGATGCGTCGATCACCGGCTACAGCGCGCTGGCTTGGTACCTGACGGCGGACCCGATGGATCTGCCGTTGATTGAAATGGCGTTCTTGAACGGCCAGCAGACTCCGACCGTCGAGCAAGCCCAGGCAGACTTCGACACGCTCGGCCTGCAGATGCGAGGGTTCTTCGACTTCGGAGCCGCGAAGCAAGACTTCCGCGCGGGCGTGAAGATGAAGGGCGAAGCCTAACGGTCAAGTCCCAAGTCCTGATTTGGCGCCAGTGACCTGGCGTGCTCGTTTCACCATTCTGATTCACGAGGGAAAGTTTCATGACCGCGCAAACGGCTGCTCTGACGTACAAAGACGGAGACGTGATCGACTACACCCCGAGCTCGGCGGTTGCTGCCGGCACCGTGGTGTTGATCGGTACCGTTCCCATGATCGCGACCAGCGCCATTCCGGCCAACAAGACAGGGGCGCTCGCCTGCGAAGGCATCTTCAAGGTGCCGAAGACCTCAGACACCTTCAGCGCCGGCGACGCCGTTTATTGGGACGTCGATGGGACGCCGGTTACCGGTGACGCGCTCAGCGGAGCGGCCGACAACTCGAGCGCGACCGGAAACCTGATGGGTCTGGCGACGGAGGACGCGGCTGCGGGCGATTCCTATGTGAAGGTGCTGCTCACCGCTGCGAAGCGCACGACGACGATCGCGGGATCGGTGACGGCTGATGACATTACCGGTTCGGATTCGTCGCTGGGCGTGGCCGGGTTGCAGGCGGCGCAAGGCGGGGCGATTGCGGTTGTCGGCGGAACTTCCACGACGAGCGGAAACGCTGGCGGTGCGATCACGATCACGGGCGGGACGCCGGGAGTGACGGGAGTCGGTGGCGCGATCACCGTCGCGGGCGGGGCTGGCGGGTCCACCAGCGGAACGGGCGGCGCAGTCGTGATCGCAGGTGGAGCGGGCACGGCTGGCAACGCGAACGGCGGAGCCCTGACGCTGCGAGGCGGCGCCAAGAACGGATCGGGGACGGACGGAGCAATCGCCATTGGCGACAGCAACACCGCGTCCGTGACGTTCGGAAAGATGCCGCGCATCCCGACGGCGACGGTAGCGGCCACCGGTTCGGTGCAAGGCGACGCGGCCGCGGTGGTCGAAGGATTTACGCTCGTCACCGCGGCGGACGCGACCAAGGGCGTAATCCTGCCTTCGGCCGTCGCGGGCATGCAGGTGATCATCAAGAACGCTGACGCGGCGAACGCGATCTTGAAGATCTATCCCAACACGTCGGACGCGATCAACGCGCTCAGCGCCAACGCAGCGCTGTCCATCGCGGCGAAAACGTCCGTGCTGCTGGTCGCTTACGACGCGACGACTTGGTACACGCTGCCGCTCCTCGCGAGCTAAGCGGCGAACCGCAGGGGCGGGGGTTCCTGTGCCGCGCTGCGGGATCGCTCACACCGATCCCGCAGCGCCGGTGCGGACCGACTGCTCGCAAGACGCATGCGACGCGCAAGCGTCGACACCACTTTTCACTGAGGTTCGAACATGGCATCGATCGCCCAACATTTGCACGCCCAAGCTCGCCGGCGTCTGGATGGTTTGCAGTTGCGAGACAATCAGCACGTGCGAGACGCGCTGGTGGAAGTCGAAGCCGAGGACCTGCGGGCGCTCGTCGTGAGCACCCCTGAGGACATTGCACCAGGCCCGGCCAAGGTAGCGCGTGATTCATGGGCTGTCGGGTCGCTGGCTTCGGCTGGACGGATCGTCTCGGTGCGAGCCGATCACTTGGAAGCGCTGGCGGCGATTGCGCTGCAGGCGGAGGCATCGCCTGCGGGATCGACGGAACACAGAACCAGCGACGAATCGCTGGATCACCTCCGATGAACATGCTGCGTGACGGAGCCGCGTGGCTGGCAGAACAGCTGAAGAGCCAAGGCTCGACCAGCGTGACGTATGCTCGCGGCAGCGATTCCGTCACGATCGCAGCGACGTTAGGCCGGCATCGTCCGAAACAGACTGGCGAGTTGGTCGGTTTGGAAGTCGATCAATTCGTGATCGTGATGACCTTCAACGCGGCCGATCTGGTGTTGAATAGCAACCTCACGACACCGGCAAAGCGAGATCTGGTGACGTTTACCGATCACGGAATCTCGTTCGAGTACGAAGTGATGCCCATCGACGGCGAACGCTGCTGGAAAGAATCGGACGCGTTCGGCCAGCGGATCGAGATCCATTTGAAGCTGACGGGTCGAAGCTGACATGAGCGTGATCACAACGGTGCGAGACGGCGTGAAGGCGGATTTCAACTCCGCTGGCGTCGGCTACTTCGGGATCGCGTTCACAGCTTCGGAGAAGTGGTTCGAGGTTAAAGATCACACTGACGAAGCGCTGTCGGTGCTGATCATCGGCGATCAACAGCGCACGTCCAGGCTGACGCGCGATCGGCAGCGCGTCGAAGTCGACATTCTGACGCACGTGCGCAAAAAGCTCTCGGCAGACACGGTGTCCGAAGTAGACGCGTTGGTCGGAATGATGGAGTTGATGGAGCGCTACTATTACGAGAACGCGAGAATCTCGACCGTCCAAGGGACGCTGCAGAATTCGACGTTGCAGCTGCCGAGTCGGAAACAACTGAGTCAGTCCGGCCGCTTCTACGGCTGGGCGCGACTGACGTTCCTGTGTGTGAATCAGAACTAGGGGATCAACGATGACGCTGACGCAAACGCACGTGATGGGCAAGGACGCGAAGCTGTACCGCAACACCGGCACGAACGCTTCGCCCACGTGGAACGAGATCCCAAACTGCCGCGATCTCTCGCTCGGCGATTCGATGACGGAAGTCGACGTGTCGGCTCGCGACGGCGGCGGGTTCAACTTGATCGACGTCGCGCTGCAAGCGCTGGAGTTGTCGTTTCAGATGGTCGGAGATTACAGCGACGCAGACTTCGTGGCTTTGCAGACTGCGTATTACGCACGAACGCCGATCATTTTCGCGACGGCCTCGGGCGAGATCGCCTCGGCTGGCACGCAGTACGTCAAGCTTCCGGCCAAGATCACCAAGTTCGAAAAGGGCGAGGAGCTCGACGGCGTGACGATGTTCGATATCACGATCAAACCAACTCGTTGTGCAGAGTCGGGAACGATCGTCGTGCCCGCCTACGTGACGGTGCCGTAAACGGTGTGATTGCGTCCCCCTCTGTTCTCACAGGAACCCCCATTCCATGTCGACGATCTTTAAAGACACTGCCGGTACTGAATGGAACTGCACGATCACGGTCGGAGCGTTGCGACGCGTGCTGGCGGAAACGCAAATCGATTTAACCAAACTGTTCGAGGACGAGAAGGCTGAAGCGGTTCGCAAGCTGCTCGCCAGTCCGTTGACGATCGCGGACGTCGTGTTCGCAGTGGTTCGGCCGACCGCGGAACAACGCAACATCACAGCGGAGCAATTCGGAGAACTGCTTGCCGGCCAGAACATGGCGGACGCGGCGGACTCGCTGCTCGAAGCGTTGGAGGTTTTTTTTTCGGGCCAAGATGCAAACATGGGGGCCTCGTTTCAGAAGTTTCTGGACGGGTACCGGAGGGGTCGCTCCACGGTGTGGAATCGAGCGCGTCAGGAAGTGGAACTTCTCGACCCGGAGAAGGTGGCGAACGAGGCCTTCGAGAAAGCTCTGCAAAAGCGGCGAGCTGCGCTGACCTCTGGATTCGCATCTGGCGATTAGCGGGCGAGCTCAAGATCGACCCGGAGCCAAGGACCTGGTGGGAATTGGCGACGATGGCGGAAGGAGCCAGTCGCGATCGTTGGGCGCATACTGCGGCGCTGTTGTGGATCGTGGCAGAGTCGAAGCGTGACAAGAAAAAACGAGCGCGTCCGTTCTCCCCAGCAGACTTCAATCCGTGGGAGCGGCGAGCAAAGCCGAGCGACAACGGCAAGCGTCTGACGGTGGGAGTACTGCTGGCGATGAAGGGGTTGTTCGATGCGCGCCCCGGTTAAGGTCGACGTCGCTTTCAAGCGGTTCTTCTACGATCGCGAAATGGTCAGGAAGAAGCTCGGCCGCAAGCGAACCAAAGCGCTGCGAAAGGCAGGTCTGACCATTCGCAAAGCGGCTCGTCGTCGTTTGCGTCGGCGAAAGCGAGTCTCGCGTCCTGGCCAATCGCCGTCGGTGCGATCCACGGACACCTTCGCAACGCTCAAGAACATTCAGGCAGGGTTCGACACGTTTGCTGAAGCGTCCGTAGTGGGTCCGATCGGGTTTGGAAACCTTGCAGATCCAGTTCCCGGGCGGCTGGAACATGGCGCGGAAGTGCGGCGCAAGAATCCTCGTCGCGCGGAACGACGTATCGGCGACGTCGGAGAGATCGATATCGAGCCGACCAGCAAGACGTCGAAGCGTTTGACGTCGGTGCAAATCGTCAGCTGGGACAAACGGGATTGGATCGTCACGTTCGCCACGTTGGAAACGCCCGAGCAGGTTCGCCGCGCGAACGAGATCAACGAACGGCTGTACGGTCCTGCGGAAATCATCGGCACGCTGGAAGCTCGCCCGTTCATGGAGCCTGCGGTGGAATCCGTCAAAGACCAATTCGTCGATTTGTATGTGAAGGAAGGCTGATCATGTCCAACACGTCTCTGGTGGCGAATCTATCACTGGCCGGCGCGGAGGTGTTCACCGCAGCCGAGGCCCCGAGCGGAGCGACTGCTGCGGCGCGAACCGTCTCGATCACTGGGCCCGACATTTCGACCACGCTCGACTCGACGACGACGCCCAAGGTCGAGGTCGCGCCGATCGTGCGCAAGGTCACGATCAGCGGAACGATCACGATTGACTTCACCGCGGCGCAAGGCGTGGCGCTGCCAGCTGCGGCGACGCGAACGCTGGACCACACCGGCAAGAAGCTGGTCGCGGTGAGGTTGTCGTGCCCGACGACGAATGTAGCGGTGATCAACGTCGCGCCGGGCGCGAGCAATCCATATCCGCTCTTCGGCACTGGCAACGATATCGACGTGAAGCCGGGCCAGACGGTGATCGCGATCATGAACGGGATCGCGTCGAGCTACGGCGCGGTGTCCTCGACCGTCAAGACGCTCGACATCAGCGGAACGAATGGCGACGTGATCCAAGTCGAATTCTATTTCGGAACGTGAGTGAACGATGGCCGGCAACCAATCAATCAAAGCGGGCGAGGCGTGGTGGGCGATCACTGCGCGCGACCAGGCCACGGCTGTCATGGATCGGATTGCCGCGCGGCTCAAGTCGATCGGGACCAGCACGATGCTGGCGGGCGGCGCGATCTCGGCTGCGGGCGGTGCGGTCCTGGCTCCCATGCTCGCTGCGGCGAAGTCGTTCTCGGACTATGCGGACAACCTGGGGGACGCCACAGTCAAGACCGGGTTCACGGTCGAGGCGTTGTCACAACTGGCGTTCGTTGCAGAGCAACAGGGGACCTCCGTCGAGGGCCTGCAAAAAGGCTTGACGGGCATGGCCAAGTTCACCGTGCAACTCGCGTCCGGCGCGAAGGGGGCGGTGAAGGTGCTGGACGCGCTCGGGATCTCGACCAAAGACTTCCTGGCGATGACGCCCGAACAACGGTTTCGCGTCTTGGTCGAGCAACTGTCGCGGATCGAAGATCCCACATTGCGAGCCGGCGTTGCCATGAAAGTGTTCGGCAAGTCGGCGACGGACATGCTGCCGATGATCGCGCTCGGGTCCGAGGGCATGGATCAGATGCAGCGCAAGGCCGAAGCGCTGGGCCTGACCGTCTCCAAGGACATGGTCGACAAATTTGGATCGTTTTCCGACGAACTGTCTGCGATCGGCCAGCAGGGCAAACGGATCTGGTGGGGGTTCGGCGCTGCCATGATCGAGGCGATCACTCCGTTTATCCCCTTGATCCAGTCGGCGCTGCGTTCTGTGATCGAGTTCGTCAACGCGAACCGTCCACTAATCGCGATGGCTGCGGCTGCGGCTGCGGGTCTGCTTCTCCTTGGCGGCGCGATTACGACGGTGGGCATGGTGTTGTGGGGGCTGGGCGCAATCGTGTCTGCAGTGTCGACGATGGTCTCGGTGGGCTGGACGCTGATGGCTGCCGCGGCGAACCTTGGCGCGATCGCCACGACGATCTGGACCGCCGCGATGACGGCTTGGGGAGCTGTCACGGCTGGCGTCTCAGCATTGCTCGGCGCGCTGCTCAGTCCCATCGGCCTCGTCGTGCTCGCCATCGCCGCTGTGGTGGCAGTGATCGGCGCAGCGATCGTGATCTTTGCCACCTGCACGGAGGCGGGGCGATCGATGGTCGACAGTCTGGTCTCCGGCTTCTGGACGCTGTTCGCCACCGTGAAACAGGTGTTCGGTGGCATATTCGATGCGATCGCTGCCGGCGACTGGGGGCTCGCTGCGCAAATCGGATTCGCCGGCATTTCGCTGGCGTGGGTGGCGATGGTCGCTGGGCTCAAAATCGCTTGGTGGGGATTCGTCGACTTCATGGGATCGACGCTGTTGTCCGTCCTGCAATTCCACGATCAGGCGCTGCGAGCGTTTCTGAACAAGCTGATCGATGCCTACAACTGGGCAGCTGAGAAGATGGGAGCCGCTACCATCGGATCGATCGCCGGCCAGACGCAAGCTCTGGCGGACATGCAAACGGCGCTGGACAAGTTCGCGGGCGGCAAAGTGCTGGGCGCCGCAGCGGACGTCGCCAAGGCAAAAGCGGATCTCAACTCACTGGCGGCGAAAGCGGCAGCGGCTCGCAAGGCGCGGGAGGACGCTTTCAAAACGAACACGCCCGCGATCCCAGGTTTCGAAGCGCCAGATTTGTCGAAACTGAACGGCGGCAAGAACGGCAAGGTCGATGGCGGTGGCGTGCTGGGAACGTTCAATGCGGCCGTGGCGGGCATGTTCAATCAGTCGCTGCCGGATCACTTGGAGAAGGTCGCGGAAAACACTGAAAAAACGAACGATCTGCTGCAAGAAATCCGCGACAAGCAAGACGAAGGCGGGCTCGCCTGGGATTAGGGATGACCGATGACAATTGAAGCTTGGGAACACGTCGAATCGACGGACCTTACCGTCACGAATAAAGACGGCAGCGCGACGTCAAAATGGATCGTGCGCGGCGCTGGTGACGAATACGAAGCGCAATCGCACCTAGAACAGGTCTGCCCGGTCGCGTTGGCGCTGGGACTGAACTTTCTGATTCGGCAGAAGATTCGCGTACAACACCAGGGTGCTGGGATCTACCTGGCTTCCGTGGACTATGGTCCAGAGGACGATCCGAAAAGCGAAAAAGCGCCGGAACCGTTAGAGCACAAGTTCGCGTTCGACACGACCGGAGGCAAGCACAAGCTGTCGCTGGCCGAAGGGGGCGATCTGTTTCGCCAGTGGGCGTATTCGCCATCCATCGCGCCGCCCGATCTCAAGGGAGCGATGAATTACGATGGCAAGAAAGTGCACGGCGTGGACATCACGGTCCCGAATCTCGAGTTCACGATCACGGTGTTTTACTCGCCCGCCGTGATCAACATCACGTTCGTGCAGGAAATGGGACGCAAGACGGGGCGCGTCAATTCCGATCCGTGGCTGGGGTTTCAACCGGGAGAACTATTGTTCTTGGGCGCCGCGGGCGACGTGCCGATCCCTAGCTTGCGCGGGCAAAAGATCAAGCCGATTCCGATCCAGCTCAAGTTCGCCGCGTCGGAGAATCGCGCAGACCTCGTCGTCGGTTCCAATCCCGCGCAGATCACCAAGGAAGGCTGGGATTACATGTGGGTGCGCTACGAGCGGATGGAAAACGGCGGTCTCGACTTTCCGGTTCCAGTGCACGTATACGTTGATCGAGTGTACCCGCGTCTCGCGTTCAAGCCGTTCTTCAAATTCGGCTGAACGAACCGCCACTGTCACTGGAAGGATCGAGCCTCATGTCTGATCGCGCCGAACCTGGCAAACGCATCCGTCGCCTGTCCGCCGATACGTGGAACGACATGGAAGCTGCAGCCCGCGCGTTTCGCGGGTCGCGTTTGGAAAACGACGACGAAGGCGGCGGGTT